CGCTGGCTGCCGCCCGTCCAGGCTTCGCCACCTACTCGCCGGAGCCGACGGTGGTCAAGCGGTTCGCGGGGCTCGACGACGACAAGGCCCGCGACGAGATCCTTCGGCGGTGGGCCGGAGACCCGTTCGACCGGCCATGGGTTGGTGTCGAGCCGGCCCTTCCGGTTGCCGACTACGACGATCGGCGCCCGCCTCGTTGGTACCGACGGTTGTTTACCCGAAGGAGTGACAGTTGATCGAGCGCTTCCGTAAGCGGCCCATCGTCGTGGAGACGATCCTTTGGGACGGCACCCCCGAACGAGCCGAAGAGATCCGCAACTGGATCGGCGACGGCCTCGAAGGTGAGTCCCTGTTCCTGGCGCCCGAGGAGATGTCTGGCGTCAACGAGCACGCCCGGGTCTGGAACGACCAGGAACACTGCTGGATCCCGGTGCCGCTCGGCCACCGGGTCGTGAAGGGCGCATTGGGTGAGCTGTACCCGATCAGCCCGGCTGCGTTGGTAGAGACATTCGAATCGGCGGAGGCGGCATGACCGCGGACTACATCGTCGGCGACTTCGAACGTCAGGTGCGCCGGGCAGCGGTCGCCGCGAGGGTGCGGCGCCGCTTCCGTCGGCGCGCCTTGTCGAGGCCGATACCGGGCTGGTGGTGCAGGTGACCGAGAACCTGTCCGGCCGGGTACGCCACCGTAACGGCCCAGAGTCCGACGACTACTGGCCGGCCATCCATCCGGCGGTAGAGGCAGGCGTCGAAGCGCTTGCGGCACATCCGACCTGCCCGCATGTCGCCATGGTGACGGTGACCCAGTCGGCCCGGTGCGACGAGTGCACCGCTGGCATCGTCGCCCAATCCACGCTGGACTGGGCGGTCAAGGAACTGCTGCCGGTCGGCCTTGACGACACCATGACCTGGCTCCGCGAGCACGGCAGGTCAACTACGCCCGATGTGGGTCTCGTGCTGGCCGATGTGGCAGTCGACCTCATGCGGGCTGCCAGCGAGATCGAGCGGGCAGGGGGCGACCATGACCGGTGACCCGCAGACCCCGGCCGAGGTGCTCGACGAGGCGATCCTCGCGGCTGCCCGCGCTTGGTGCGAGACCCGCTTCGACTACGACGGGCCGTACCTCGCGGAGGACCTGGAGCGCGACGTGATCCGCACAGCCGAGGACCCGGCACTGCAGTCCGCGGTCGCCTTCGCCGCGCCGATCTTGTTCGCCGCCGGACTTGACGCCGGGCACACCCAGGCCGCGTCGCTCGACTCCGCGATGCATTCGGTGTGGCTGCACGGCAACTGGCGCTGGCTCACCGAGAACATGACCACGCCAGAGAAGGAGGCCGCAGCGGACGCCGTCGACCGGTACGGGGCGACGTGGCCGCCCGAGGATCGGGGGTTTCCTGTCGAGCGTTGGTGGCGCGACGATGCCTGACCTCACCTCCGAGGAGAAGCGCTTCCTGCTCCGCCTTGCCCTCGGCACCTTCGACTCCCGCACGGAGTGCAGGCTCCGGCACCGCCACACCGGGGAGACTCTTTCCTTCCTCGATCTCCGGATTCACGAGCTCGCCGAATGGGAGACCGAGGACCGACTGGTCATCGAAACCGCGTGGAGGCCAAGCCGTGCCTGACCCTGTCCAGTTGCCTTGCTGCGAAGGCTTATCCATGGAGTGTGAGCGGGGTGCCTGCTCCGGCTGCGACGGCCGTTGCGCCGGCCGGGGAGACAAGCCGTGCGCCTGCCTAATCCAGGGCTGCCACACCACCCCCGCCCGAATCGCCGGGGCGCCCGGCGAGCCGCTGGCCACCATGGACCGCGGTCAACTCGTCGCGGAGGTTCAACGGGCCAAGCGTCGCCTCTACGCCCGCATCATTGCCAGCGCACACCTACTGGACCAACCGTTCAGCAACGCGCCCGACCAGTCGCCCTGGACGCACATCAAGGCGGACATGGCTGCACTGGACCGCGCGCTGGCAGATGTGGGGTCCACCAGTGACTGACCACGAGCAGATCCTCAAGGACATCGGTGCCCGCATCCGGGAAGCCCGCAAGGCCGCGAAGATGAGCCAGGACGTGCTCGCCGGTAAGTCGGGCATCCCCCGGACGTCGCTGTCCACGATCGAGACCGCCAAGCAGGCCGATGTCGGGATCACTGTGCTACTCGGGCTCGCCGAAGCTCTGGGCACCACGCTCGCGCACCTCGTCTACGGCGACGACACGACCGCCCAGCCGGCCGAACATGTCGCCACCGCAGAGACGCCACCACAGGTAGAGGTGATCCTCGCGATCCCCAACCACTCGATCACCCTGAAGGGGTCCGGCTCCAACCGGGATGTCATTGCGGACGCCGTCTGGGCGCTCGGTGAAGCGACCGCGATGGTTCGCGGCACCGAGGCGCGGATCGGACAGCACCTGTGAGCGGCCACGAACCGGAGCTCTACCGAGCACGCCGTCTCGGCTCCTGGTGCGTCTGCACCTGCGGGCGGTGGAGGTCGGGGTCGTACACGACGGTTACCGGCGCCCACCTTGCTTTCGGTGAGCACCTGCTCCGGGAGGCGAACCGTGGACGCCGCTGAACACCGGCACCTGTTCCGGGCGCTACGACGAGCAGGGTGGACGGTCAAGTTGGCCGGCGGCCACTACCACCTGCGTGACGACGCGGATCGGCTGATTACTACCGTCTCGGGCTCGTCCTCGGACCGGCGGGCTCGCCAGAACCTGCATGCTGACCTACGGCGAGCGGGTTTTGAGTGGCCACGGCAGCACCGAAGACGGGGCCGAAAGAAGGCGCGGCCCACGCCCGGTAGCCGTTAGCTGGGTCAGGCTTGCGGCGGCACCATCCTATGCGGATACGCTCTGACCAGCGCCGACGTTGATCGAAGTTACCAATGCCCACCGGCGGGAAAGAGGGATCATGGGCAACCCGAACGCACTACGCGACGAGATCGTCGGGACCATCGATGGCCACGAGGTCCGCTGCGATGGTTGCCGCAACTACGTGGATCCCTGCAAGCCGTGCGACGTCGAGGCGATGCTGGGCTTGTTCGTCGTCAGCCGCGAATACCCGGACCCGGCACCTACTGACGGTTCGGGCGGACGTTGGGTGCTGCGGACCCTCGCCGAAGTGGCGCCATGAACCGCCACGACATGCAGACCCGGGTGCCGTGCGGGGTGTGCCTGCGCACGATCTTCCAGTGGTTTCCGCTGAACGGGCAGTGGGTCACCGACTGCGGGCACACCGAGCAGGCCATCCTTGCCATGTCCGAGGTCGCCGCACGCGTCGAGTTCGGGCAGTACGCGGAAAGCGAGGCGGCGTGACGGACGGACGCGACGTTGTGGCGCTGCCCCAGCGAGGACCAGACGTGAAGGCGCACCGGGCATCAAATGGCAACCTTCACCTGAGCGTGCCACTACACACGGGTCGGCGCCGACGAAGACTCGGTGCGGGCGACGCTTCACGAGGTGCTACGGGAGATCCGGGGAGCCGGGTGGGAGCCTCCCCGGCCCGGGCGGTCAGTCCAGGCGGACCCAGCCCTGCTACGCCCACCGAGCCGGGTTCATGGTTCATACCACTTCGACCTGTCGGTGCGCGCGGTGACGGCCAGCCCCGAATCGCGCTACACCCTCGCCGAGGCGCGCCAAGAACTGGCTGCCCAGCTGTGCATGGTTCTCGGCCACGACATGGTCACCGCCTACCATGAGGGGCGTTGGTGACTGAATGCCTGACCCGATCCACCTGCGCGAGCTCACTATGACCCACGCCCCGGAGACCCGGGGCGTGGTCGTGACCATTCTGGTCGAGCGCGCCGACCAGACCCACCGCTACCGGTACACCGGGTACGCCGTCAGCGGCCCGCCGAGCTTCACCGCCACTGAGTCGTTCGAGCCGACGCCGGGCGTGCCGTTCAACGCCTCCCACGCCGTGCGCTGCGGGCCGATGACCCAGCAAATCGGGTTGGACGTGACGCTGGAGGCGTGCGAATCGATGGTCGAGGTCATACCGCCGAGGCATGCCCAATCCGACGACATTCCGAAGCGCTGGGAGCACCGCGCGTTCGGTGGCGCGCCCACCACCGACGACCTCCTCGACCGGCATCTGCGGCGAACCGGCGCCCGCGAAGCCGCCCTTCAGGACCCGGCCGCTCACCTACAGGTTGCGATGCTGCGGGACTTCCTGCGCATGCTGCAGGCGGCGCTCGACGACGAACACGTCGAGTCTGACGTTGTGCGGCGCATAGTCGAGCGGGTCATGTACGGTGCCGTACCGCATCCGGCCGAGGTTGAGCGGCGGCTCGCCATTCAGCAGCGATGGATCGACGACCTCGGCAGTCGTTCGGTCACGCACCTCGGGCAGGTGCTGCCATGAGCGACAATCCGGCCGAGGGGCGAACGAGGGCCGTCTACGTCCCCGAACTCCTCCATTTTTGCGGACCGAACAGGTACGGCATCTGGCTAGAGGCGACATTCGACGCCGAGGGCACGGTGCGCAAATGCGAGTGCGGCAAGACCTGGGTCGCATACAGAGATCATCACTACGTCGGCTACATGGGCGTGCTGTGGCGACGAGAGACCTGGTGGGCTCGCCGCCGACGGCAACGAAAGCAAGGTAAGTGCCCAACCGCAGGCACCTGAATCCGGCGGACCCGGAGCCCCCACGACCCCGGGCCACGCCCACCACCAACCCGACGACCCCATGTCGAGATCTCCAGACCATACCCGCTGACCAGCGGAAAAGGAGATCACGCCATGCACCCTGAGGATCCGCCGAACGGCTCATACTGCCTGTCAGGTGACCGATGCAAGGACTACAACCACCTTGCCAAGCACTCTGCCGACATCCCCTCCACTGCCGCCCTCTGCAACACGTGCCTGACCGTGGCCGAGCGGGACATCCGGTCCCTCGTCTTCGACTATTTCGACCTGGAACAGCTTCAGATCCCGGCCCTGTCGCAGGCACTCGACACCCAGCCGACCGGCAAACCCGGACCACCCATGCCGCTCTCGGGTGCACCAGAAGCCCTGCAGGCCGAGATCCTGCACGTTTCGACCACCTGGGAGATCGAGGTCCGCGCCCACGCTCGGCTTTCCGAACCGACCCTGGAGAAGCTGCGTGGCGCCGCCGTACAGCGGGCGGTCACAGTCATCGCCACCCATGTCGCCACCCTGGCCCGGTTTGAACCCACCGCCGTGTTCCCGACCGGCTGCGAAGACGACCCAGCAGACGTCGCCGGCTGGGAAGCGATCCACCACCTGCAGCACCTCCACCAGCGCGCCCGGGGCATGCTCGGCCGCACCCACCGAACCAGTGTTGTGCCCGGCACCTGTTCCGGCTCCGACACCCGCCCCGACTGCGCGGCACCCCTCTACCGGGACGAGCCGCGCTTCGCCGAAGACCCCTGCCCGGTCTACTGCTCCGACGCCCGTTGCACCGCCCGGTGGACCACCGAGGAGTACGAGCGTTTCGTCGGCCTCACCGTCGCGGCCCTTACCCGGTCCGGGGTGTGACCGACCGGCAGCCGTGGCCGCACCCCGGCGACACCCTGCTGCAACGTGCGCGCCGTATCGCCGCCGCCTACCGCCAACACCTACGGGTCGCCAACCCGGATGTCTGCGCGGCGCTGGACGACATGGCCCGCAGCTTCGGTGAGGACTGGGTCTGCGAACAACTGGTGACCACGCCCGAGAACGCGATGCTCACCACGCCTGACGCCGCCGAGCTCGCAGGTGTTGACCAGGACACCATCCATAGTTGGCGCCGCCGGGGGATCGTCGACGAACAGGGTGTCCGCCACCACCTGCAGAAGCGGGGGCTGAGCGAGCGAGGCTGGCCCATGTTCCTGGCCAGCGAGGTGTTGTGGTTCGCAGCGACCACCCGCCGTAGGCGTATCAGACGGAAGGTTGACGGCCGTCCTGGGTAGTGCTGTGGTAACTTGCGCAGCAGGCGGATTCTGTCCGCCGCCCGCCCGGCCGACGTGCCGGGCTTTTGCGTGCCCGCCGTGGCGTGATGCCCGGCGCCTTCTTGCCCGTGATGGGCAATCTTTCCGTGACTGGAGTACCACCATGCCCAAGACCAACATCTACGAGTCCGCCCCGTCCATCGACCAGCAACGCACCCGCGTGTCCGTCGGCTGGGCCCACGAACGGGACGTCCAGATCGGTGTACTTCACCTTCAGGACGGCGCCGACCGGGACCGGGAGTACGGGGACGACGGCGAGTTGAACTGGCAAGGCTGGTGGATGGACCTCACCCGTCCGCAGGTCAATCACCTGATCCAGGAGTTGCGCAAGGCCCGCGACGACGCGTTCGGCCGCGACGCCTGACCAACTGCCCCGTTGGCACCTCGCGACTCGCACGACATTGAGGGAGGTGCCCATGGTTACCCTGCTCGCCGTGCTCCACGCCATTCTGGCCATCCGGATCTTCTGACCGTCCAGCAGCACCCTCTTGCCCGCCCAACGAACTGGCGGTGACCGGCATGTTCTCGCGAGCCCTCGTCGCCACCCTGACCGCCATGAACCTGCGACTCGGGCGTATCGAACGTGCCCTGCGCATCATCGAAAGTGAAGAGGAGACCGAAATGGCCACCCTTGCCGACCTCACCACCGTCACCACGCAACTGAGCGCCACCGTTCAGCGCGTCGCGACCGACCTCGCCGCGCTGAAGGCCGGCGGGAACCTGACTGCGGAGCAGCAGGCCACCCTGGACAAGGCCGTCGCCGACCTGACCGGCGACGAGACCACCCTGACGACCGCCGACCCGGCGCCAGCACCCGCCCCGGGCGCCTAGGACCGACCCGCACCAGGCCCTGCGGGAGGTGAACGCGTCTTGTCGCTTCAGGCCGTCTTCTACCTGCTCGGCACGATCCTTCTGGTGCTCGAAGCCGTCGGCATTCGCCCGCCCCGGGTCTCGTTGGGCTGGCTTGGGCTGGCGTGCTGGCTGTTCGCGTTCGGTGTTCTACCCGCCATCCGGTCGTGACCCCGACGCAGGCGTCCCCCGGTACGGCGGAAGCCCGCCAGCCGTCTCTACCGCCGCGATCAACTGCCGTAGCAGGGCGTTCGTCGCCTGCTGCTCGGTCACCAACCGTTCCAGGATTGCCCGCTCGGCTTCCTGGTTCTTCCGTACCTGGCGTAGGTGCTCGGTCTCGTTGAGTCCCATCCCGACACGAGACCACCTGTCGACTGCCAGTCGAACCGACCGAACGGGGGAGGCGTGGTGTCCGACGAGTCGTACGGCAACGTGACCTGCCACCGGTTGAGTGACGGCACGGTCGTCATCACCGAAGCCGGCGACCTCGTCAAGATCGGTCTTGGCTTCCTGGTCGCAGCGAATCCCGCGCTCGTGCGCATCGAGGACCGGGCGATCGTTCTCAACGGTCAGGTCTGGTATGAGCCGGTCGCCTTCGATTCAACCCTGCTGGTCCTGAACTGCCGCAAGGTCCGCGACGACCGTCCGGAGTCCACCAGATGACCGCCGCCCACGACCAGGCCGTCACCCACCACTACCTGATGCACTTCCCGGAACATCCAGCAAGGGCCGACGACCCGCACTACAAGGACTTCGAAGCCTTCCGACGTCGCACCGAGGCCACGGCCCGATGCCAGTTCGTGGCCGACACCGGCATCGACACCGAATGCGTCGGCGGGCTGGAGCTCCACCACACGCACATCGAGTTCAGCCTCCAAAACGGGGTAGACCTCGCGGTACTGGAGCGTTACTACCCGGGCGTCTCGAACGCCGACGAGGTGGGCACCTGGGTTGAGTCCGCCGACAACTTGACGTGGTACTGCGCAGGGCATCACCGCGGCCACGGCGGCATCCATACGGCGGCTGCGGCGGACTTCGAGGCGCAGAAGTTCGTGCGCGGGCTGATCTCGTAACGCTGAAGTGACAGGCGACCGTCGACGTAGCGTGACGGCCAGTGCCAGAATTCCCGGTCCTAGACCAGTACTGGGCGGTAACTATCTACAGACAGTAACGCGGCCCAGTCGGGCGACCCTCCGAATCGAAGGAGGACGACCATGGTGACATCAGACCCGGGCGTCAACCATCGACCACGATCGGGTAAGGGTCGATTCGTTCGCCGACCCGCCACTGCTCAGCGCGACGCCGCCGCCGCAGAACTACGTGCCGACGGCAAGACCTACCAGCAGATCGCCGACGAGCTCCACTTCAGTCATCGAGACCTTGCCCGCCGCGCCGTCGAGCGAGCCTTGGCCGCGACGGTCCGCGAGCCGGCAGCCGAACTGCGGCAGTTGGAGCTAATCCGCCTCGACTCCTTGTGGATGCAGGCCATGGGAGTACTCACCCGCGACCACTTGACGGTATCGAACGGCAGGGTCGTCGAACTCAATGGCGAACCGGTCAAGGACGATGCCCCGATCCTCAACGCCATCGACCGACTCCTGAAGATCATGGAGCGGCGGGCGAAGCTGACCGGTCTTGACGCCCCGGCCAAGGTCGAGGTGATGACCCTTGAGTCGATCGACGCTGAGATCGCCAAGCTCTCCCAGGAGCTTGGCGGAACTGAAACTCCAGAAGCTCCGGGAGCTTAAGGCCCTTCGCGCCGAGAAGGGGCGCCGCGAGTCCGCTGCGCTGGCGGACGTTGATGTTTTCGCGATCCTCGGCTACGAGCCGCACCCCAAGCAGCGCGAGTTCCACTCGGCGACCGAGTTCGACGTGCTGTACGGGGGCAGTGCCGGCGGCGGCAAATCGTTTGCGATCGTCGCTGAGGGCGTCAAGAACGCCGCCCGCTACCCGGGCATGCGGGTTCTGGTGGTGCGGCGAACCTACGACGAGCTCAACGAGTCGATCTTTCCGGCCCTGAGGAAGTTCGACTACGCGAAAGCGCTTGGCGCCACCTGGAACGGCAGCGAACGGGAACTGCGCTTCCCCAACGGCAGCGTGATCCGGTTTCGGTACCTGGAGACCCTTGACGACGCATCCCGGCGCCAGGGCGGCGAGTACCAGCTCCTCCTTGTCGACGAAGCGACGCTCATGCCACCGGGCGTGGTGGACATCCTCCGCTACGAGCGGCTGCGCTCCTCCGGCGACATTCCGATCATCGGGGTGCGCTCAACGACCAACCCGGGCGGCCCCTCGCACGGCGAGGTCAAGAAGCGCTACATCGAGGCCACCGACCACGGCGCTATGGTCGCCACCGACGACAATGGGTTGACGGTCCGCTTCATCCAGGCGAGGGCCACCGACAATCCCCACCTCGATGAGGGCTACCACCGCCGCCTGGACGCCATCCCAGATCCGCAGCGGCGGGCCGCGATGCGGGACGGGGACTGGGGCCAGTTTTCCGGGCAGATGTTCACCGAGTTCCGTTGGGACCGGCACGTCATCGACCCGATCACACTGCCGGCCCAGTGGAAGCGGTACAACGGCGTCGACTGGGGCTACACCAAGCCGTGGGCGGTCCTGTGGGCTGCGATCGACGAAGACACGCGGCTGTGGTTCTACCGGGAAATCTACGAGACGCAGGTCGGTGAAGCCGAGCAGGCCAGGATGATCCTGGCCGCCGAAGCTGCCGGCGAGCAGGTGTCGGGCCGGTTCGCCGACGACGCGATGTGGGCGACCCGTGGGGATGCGAAGCCGATCGCGGACATCTACAGCGAAAACGGGGTGTGGCTGACCGCGGCCGGCAAGGGTCCGGGCAGCCGGGTCGCGGGCTGGCAGCGCTGGCACTCATATCTCGCCGAGGGTCCTGCCTGCCCACATCACCGCGCGATGGGCTGGCCGACTTGTCCCCGCGTGCACATCTTCCGCACCTGTCCGAAGCTGCTTTTCGAGCTGGAGAATCTTCCGTACGCCACCAAGGGCGCCAACCCGGAGGACGCAGACACTCACGCACCCGACCATGCCATGGACGCCGGTCGATACCTCCTTTTGAACGTGGGCAGCGAACCGGGCTGGGTGTTTCCGTCGGAGATGCCGGCCGACGCGCTCGACGGGCCGCCCGATCCGAACGCAGTCGACCCCGCAGCCGCCGTGCCCGCCGTGCCGAACATCGGCGGCTTCCCGATCCTGCACGGCAACAGCCCGTGGGGTGCCGCGTACTGACGAGCCCGCGGAGGTGTCCCCGTGGGTGTTGGTAGCCGCATCCGCGAGGCATTCCGCAGCGCTTTCAGGTCTTCGGTAGCCGAGGCGTCGCAGCCGGCGCCATCACTGGAGCCGCCAAAGCCGGAGCAGGTCCGTCGGGCCGGCTTCGAGTACGGCATTCCGTTCGGTGGGGCCGCAGTTTCGCAGCAGGTCGCGAACTCCCAAGAACGCGTCCAGATTCTCACCCAACTCCATCAGGCATACCTGACGTGCCCGTGGGTGTCGGCACCGATCGACCTGATCGCCCGCACCATCACTGCCGGCGGCGTGCAGATCGTCACCGACGACGAGGTGGCCGACGGCGAGGAACCGTTCGAGCCGGACGAGCTGACCCGGTTGCGTCGACTGCTTCGGTTCACCAACCCGCACGAAGACCTGGTCCAACTGCTCCGCAACGTATGCACGGATCTGATGCTGTTCGGGGATGCGTTCATCGAAGTCGTCTTCTTGTTGGGCGAACCGGTCGCCTTGTACATGCTCGACGCGACCACGATGACGGTCATCTGCGACGCGCACGGCGAGGTCACCGGATACCACCAGCAGACCGACACCGGCAAGCAGGCGGAGTTCAGCCTCACTGAGGTTATCCACATCTCCCTCGACGCGCCTCGGGGCGGCATCTACGGGGTCAGCCCCGCCCAGAAGGCCATGCTGCCGATCACAGCGTGGCTGTTCTGCGAGGCGACGATCAAGGAATGCTTCCGGCGCGGCGACCCGGAGAGCATGCACGTCGATTTGGCCGGGTACACCGAAACCGAGGCGCAGACGTGGCTTGAGAAGTACAAGGTGTTCAACCTCGGGCCGAAGGCCGTCGGCACGCCGGTCGTCACCCGCAACGGCTCCCAGGTGAAGTCGCTTAACCCGCGCAAGGTCACCGACTACCTCGACACCTCGCGGCAGCTTCGCGACGAAATAATTGCCACATTTGGTGTACCGCCAGCCAAGTTGGGCATCATCGAGACCGGCAACCTCGGTGGCGGCAGCGGCGAGTCGCAGAACAAGACCCTGCGGATCAACACGGTCATCCCGTTGCAGTCCTTGGTGCTGGAGAAGCTCAACTACCACCTGCTCCAGGTCGGCTTCAAAATTACCGGCTGGCACCTAGAATTCGATGAGATCGACTACCGAGACAGTGACGTGGTGGAGAAGATCCGCGACATGCGGATCCGCAACGGACTTTATGTGCTCAACCGCGGTCGTGACGAAATCAACGAACCACCGGTTGAGGGCGGCGACGAGGCCGTCATCATCGAGCGGGAGAACATCACCCGCTGGCGGGATGTCGAAGCCGCGTCGCAGGCCGGGATCGCCTCGAAGTTGAAGGGCACCGCACTGGAGCCGGGCCAGCCGAAGCCCGGCGAGGCCGTGGCCGTAGAGAAACCCGAACCGGCTCCGACCCCACCGCAGTTGGCGGCGTTCACTGGCGAGCAGCCGAACCCCGACGCGCCGGGCCAGAAGTTGGACGGAGCGGGCAAGACTCCGCCGCCGGCCGAACCGTTCCCGAGCAAGGATCGGCCCGGCGGTCCCGACGACGCCACACAGGGCAAGGCGCCACGGGAGAACCGCTACGACAGGGACTTCCGGCGCCTGTCCGAATCGTGGCAGCACGCCTACCGGGCCCGCCGCAAGATGGCGCTGGCCGGGCTGCCCACCTTCGACGAACAGACGCCCGAGCCGAAGCCGCAAGATTCCTTGCCGGTCGACCCGTACTGGGATGCCGGGCAGCATACCCACAACGACCGGCCTGACTACACCCCCCAGGATCTGGGTGTGCCCAACCTGGAGCGGGTCATCGTCGACCCGCGTGACGTGCACGTGGACCACGCCTACCAGCGGCCCCGCCAGGAAGTACTGGTGCGCCACTACGCGGATGAGCCACGACAGCGGCTCGCCGAACGTGTCGGGCTGCTCGCGCAACGGCCGGACGGAACGCTGTGGGTCATCGACGGCCAGCACCACAGCGCTGCCGCGATCGATGTTGGTATCACCGCGCTGACATACCAGCAGTTCGCTTCCAGCGGCCCAGTCATGGAGGCGCGCATCTACGCAGCCCTGCGGCTGTGGCATGGCCGACACCACGAGGACGAGCGCAGCAAGGCCACCAAGCCGGGACCGAAGACCCGAGTTCCCGGGATGCCCCAAGACCACACGGTCGCCGTCGGCAGGTAGGGGAGGTGACCATCATGAACCCCGGACACCCGACCCGCGCTGAAGATGTTGCGCCGCTGATCCAGAAGGTCATCGGCTGAGCGGGGCGGGAGGCGCGGTGCACCCGATCGTGCCTTTCGCCCGCACCGCCTACGCCCAAGGTTTCGCCGCATCGGGTGGCCCGCTCACCGAGCAGGTCAAAGCCGGCTGCCTCGCCGCCGTCGAACTCGCGGTAGCGCGCGCCGACGACCCGTACGTGCTGGAGGCCACGCTTCAGCTCGGGGCGCTGGAAGGAACCTGGGCGGCCGTCTACCAGCGCCGCGAGCAGATCCACAACAGCAACGAGCAGACCGTCCTCGCGGCATGGAAAGCGCTCGGGTTGGCGTCCCAGGCCGGCGAACTCGTCACCGCAGTACGGCAACAAGCGGGACTGACCGAAGCACTGCGGGACAAGGCGCACGGCGTCGCCGATTGGGTTACCGCGCTGATCCGTCGCCTCTTCTCTTCTCGCGTCACAGTTGACGGCTGGCATCGCCTGACGGACGCGGTCACCTCCGCCTTGAACAAGGCCCGCGCCGAAGGCCAAGCTGCCGCGCTGGGCCTGGCCGCCAACCAGCAGGGCGTGATCGGGTTTTCCTTCACCATCGCGTTCGAGGACGCCTATCGGGCGCTGGAAAACGCCTCCACGCTCACCGGCGCGGCCGAGGCTGACGGCTGGCTTTCGCGGATCGTCGGCGGCGTCGCCGAGGAGGTAGGCGCCCGGCTGGCCACCCTCACCCGAAACGGCGCCTCGTACGACGACATGATCGCCGTCGTCTCTGACCTCCTTGACGGCACCACGAGCCGATCCGTTCAGGCGGCGGTCGACCTGCTCACGTCCCGGGCGATGTCCCAGGGCGCCCTGGACCTGTACCGGTCCGAAGGCGTGACGCACGTCGACTTTTTCGATGCAGGCGACGGCAGGGTCTGTCCGACTTGCTCGAAGGCTGCGTCAGCCAGCCCGTATTCGATTGCCGACGCGCCGCGTCCGGGTCTACACCCACGTTGTCGCTGCTGCGTAGTGGCAGCTGCGGACCTATCCCCGGACCTACTGGCGCGCTACGTCGTCGCCTGAATTCGGGCGTACACGAGAGCGCTGACATCAATCGCCTCCTGGATCGCTAACTCGGGTAGGCGAACAACCCGCCAACCGGCAGCCGTCAGGTGACCGTCCCTTCGAGCGTCACGCTCGACGGTTCGCTTGTGCCAGTAGTCACCGTCAACCTCAATGGCGATGCGTTGGCTCGGCAGCGCAAAGTCAATGCTCCAGCGTCCGAACTTGTACTCTTGCTCAAAGTCAAGCCCGAGGCCGTCAAGCGCGGCTCGCACGGTGGCCTCAAGGCGGTTCTCTCCTCGATGGCGCCGATAGCATGCGAGCGAACAAAACTGGCGCCTCTTGGCGTCCGCGGGTGTCCTTCGGGCGACCTTGCTGCAGGTACGGCAGGTAATTGTCACAGGGGGACGGCGACAGGTTTCGGAGCAATAGTGTCGGTTGAGGTGCTTCTCTGCACGAAACCGGACGCCGCAACGGATGCAGTCGACGTACTTGGTGTCGCGGGTCTTGCAGGCTACCGAGCAGGTGCGATACCGATCTGCGGTCGCTCCCTTGGAAATCGTGAACTCCCGACCGCAGGCTGGACAAGTCTTCGTGACCGGGTTGGCGCGGCTAGCCTCATAGCACTCACGCCTACAGAACATGCGGTGTCGGTTGCCCGGCTCCCCAACGCTTCCGGTCTTTGGGTCAAAGCTGATGCCACATTGGCGGCAGGTGCGCTCCGGGATGGCGATTCTCTTTGCTAGTCCATAGCACACACGAGAACAGAAGACGCGCTTTAGGGCCGCGCGGCTTTTGCGCCTGACTTTCTGACCACATTGGGCACACGTGAAGTCGAACGGCACGGTACCTGGGGTTCCCCTCTAGACTCATCTGTCACCGGTCGTAACAGCATCTATCTTAGCGGAATTCCTTGCCGGGCAAGGAATCCAGCGACTCAGCAACCAACATCCACGGCCGGCAGGTGTCGGCGCAACCAACCCCGCAAGGAGACAACGTGCCCGCCTACACCCCGACCCAGATCGCCCAGCTACGAGACTCCTCCGTCAGCGTCCAGGCCGGCGGTGTCGCCACCGCCCCGACCGCGGGCACGGCGATCGCCACTGCAACCATCACCACGCCCGGCCTGTACGAGGTGACCGTCACCTACGCGCTCGGCGCCGGCACCCCCGTCATCGGCGACGTCGGAAATATGAACGTCAAGCAGAACACCGTCGCGAAGACCGTTCTGCCGGTGCCGATCTCCGGCAACAACGCGCCCGTCACGCTGCTCCTGCAGTGCGCTGTCAACGACACCGTCTCGGTGACTGCCGTCGCGAACGCGACCTCGGGTGTCGGCTACACGGCGGCGATCGTGGCCCGGCTCCTTGCCCCCGCCTGAGCCCCCATTTCCGGTGTCGGCCCAGCGAGGGAAGGGATAGCTCGTGGCCGTGACGTTGCAGTTGCCTCCTACCTACCCGCTGGGTTCCGCGCCGGTCCACGACATGGGGCTGGTGTTGTCCGCCGCCGCCCGGACAACAGGTCAGAGCACTCCCGACATTCAGGGCACCAACTTCAAGGGCATCACCGTCGTCTTGGACATGACCGCAGCCGGCAGCGGGTCGGTGTTCCTGACCATCGAGGGCAAGGACACGGCCAGCGGGAAGTACTTTCCGATCCTGGCCGGCGACGGTACCCATGCGATCGCCGTAAACGGCACCTTCGTGTACACGGTGTATCCGGGCATCACCGCCGTGGTGCCGCCGCTCACCGCATCGGCGGGTAGCGCCTCGGCGTCCGGAATCCTGCCCGCCACGTTTCGGATCACAGTATCGGCGGTCAACGCAAACGCGACTACGTACACAGTGGGGGCGGTGTTGACCACGTGACCACCGCGACCAAACCGTTGGCCACCATCGACGGGGTGATGCTCACCCCCGGCGTGTCGAAGAACAACCGGCTGTACACGCGGGATGCGATCGGCCGGGCCGTGGCCCGAATGCGGGAACGGCTACAAGACCCGACAGGCCTGCCGATCGTGATGCGCACCCACCACGAAGCCGGGGACAACTCCCGGCTCATCGTCGGCCGGATCACCGACGTCACCCAACAGCCGGACGGATCGGCCGCCTACAAGGCGCACCTGTACAACACGGACGCCGGACGAGACATCGGAACCCTCATCGACCCTAAGGCACCCGCCCTGAAGTCGACGAGCGTCCACGGCTACTGGATCGGACCGATCGAACGGCACCGGCAGGGCGCGGACACGATCGAGACCGCCGACGACCTGGAGGTGGACGCCATCGACTTCACCGCCTCGCCGGGCGTTACGGGGGCACAGATCCGGAGTGTGGCGTTCGAGTCCGTGTCCAAGAGTGCGGCCGACGGTGCGGCGATCACCGAAACCGCCGACGCCACTGTCACCCTCGACGCGGACGTCCTGACCGAGGTCGCGGACGAACCCAATCCGATCTTCGAGAAATACAGTGCCGCGCAGCGCAAGTCCATGGCCGCGAAAGGTCAAGCCATGACCAACGGGTCGTATCCGATCGCCAACAAGGGCGACGTGCGTAAGGCGATCCGGGCCGTCGGTCGTGGCGGCGCCGACCACGACGCGATCCGCAAACACATCATCGCCCGCGCGAAGGCCCTCGGGTTCGCATCAATGATTCCCGACACCTGGGCCAACGACGGATCCATGAAGGAAACGGCACCGACAGTGCCGGCCGAACCTGACATGACGCCGATCGACGAGGCGTACGTGCTGGTCTGCGTCGGCGACGACAGTGGGCCGCTCGTCTCGGTCCGCTCCAGCAACGTGGACCCGGGCGACGTCAAGAAGGCCGCCAAGCAGGCAGCGAAGATAGCCGCCCGCGCCATCAAAAACGCCCCCGACGAGCCAGCCCCTGCCGAGCCGGACGACGGCACCTACGACACCGCCTACAGCGGCGAAACCCACACCCCGGAGGGAACTGTGGCGCAAACCTGGACCGTCAGCGTCAACGGCAAAGAGATGGACGCCGACGAGGCCAAGGCCATCGTCGCCGCAGCTGTCGCTGAGACCGCACCCAAGACCCCCGCCCCGGCGGTGGAACCCGCTCCAACCCCCGCCGCAGCCCCGGCTGTGGTCGAACAGAAGGAGGTCGCCGTGAGCGACACCGCCAAGGTCGTCGAGCAGGCGACTCCCGTTCCCGCGCCGGTAGCCCCTGCGGCAACCGACCTGCCTGCCCTCATCGCTGCGGCCGTCAACGTCGCGGTGACCTCCGCCGTGGCGGAGGCGCTGCCGAAGGCCGTCAAGAAGGCCCTCAAGGAGCGGAAGCCCGACAAGGCCAGTCAAGGTGTCCAGCAGGCTGCCGCGCCCGCGGTGATCCCGCCGGCCGCCGCACCCGCAACCGAGACCGCCCCTGTCACCCCGACTGCCACCGCCGAGAGCACCACGAAGGCGGGCACAACCCAGGTGACCGAAGCGGCCCCGGCAGAGGCCGGCATCACCGCCGCGCAGCTCAAGGAGGCGCTGGAGGCGGAGCGGACCAAGACGATTGCGGAGGTCCGCACCCAGCTGCTTAACGAGAACGGGGTGCCCGGCCGCAAGGGCTACCGGGTCAACGAGTCGGACGGCAAGTCCGAGGCCACCGGCGACGACCTGTGGGACCGGCGTTCCGAGGTGTGGAGCCAGGTCTTCCCGTCGCAAATGTCACCCGCCCCCGCCCCGGCCGTCGCTGCGACTGCGGCGTAGCGACCTCGCAGCACCTGCTCCACCTTCCCCTACGCCAATCCCGAGCCCCACCAGGAGTGACTGGTGGGGCTTCTTCGTGCCTGGAGGCACTTGTGCCCACCGAACTGCAGGAGGCCCTGACGGTCGCCTCGGCCGTCACGCCGCTCATTCAGAAGGTCATCGATCCGCTGCTTCTGGAGTACCAGCGCCGGTACTCCCCGCTGCTGGCGATGATGCCCAGCAAGCAGTGGAGCTCCACCCAGTACTTCTTCAATCGCAGGACAGCGCGTCCTGACGCCGGTGGCGTGGTTGACGGTGGTGCCCGGCCGATCGGCAACTCCACCTACGAGCAGGCCGTGTTCAACATTCGCCTGCTTCAGGCGGTCGGCAGTGTGACCGGATTCGCGCAGACCGTCACCAGGGACCTGATCGGTGACCTGCGGCAGATGGAAATCGACGGCACCGTCACCTCCCTCATGTACACGATGGAGTGTGACGCCATCTGGGGTCACGATGGAGCTACGGCCAATGGTGCGTACCCGATCTTCTCTGGCTTCGACTACCTGGTCAGCAACTGGGCCGCAGGGTCGGGCAGCAACGCGTACATCAACGCCTTCGACGTGAACAACTCGTTCACGATCGCCCGGCTGGACGAGCTGATCGACCTGGTGGAGGCCAACGCGGCGATGCCGCTGAACTCCAACTACATGTTCGTAATGTCGTCGCGGATGGCGTCGGCCGTGTCCCAGGCCGCGTTCCCGCAGCAGCGTTTCGACAGCCGCAACGAGATGCAGATCGCCGGTCTGACGGTGCCCTCGTACCGGGGCATCCCGATCAGCAAGTCCTCGTTCGTGTCGCCGCGCTCCACCCAGATGGGCACGGTCACCTCGGCGACGGCGGCGACCGCTGGCACCCTGGCCCAGAACACCAACTACAAGTACTACGTGTCCGCGGTCATCGCCCGGTTCGGGGAGACCCAGGTGTCCGGTGAGGTCAGCCAGACGACTGGTAACACGACCGCCACGAACACGATCACGCTGACCGTGGCGGCACCGGCGAACATGCCCGACGGCGCCGGGCCGATCCTGTACAAGGTGTACCGCACGGCCGGTGCTGGTGCGTCGGGCTCAGAGTCGCTGCTCGGCGTCGTGGACGCGTTCGACACCACCGGTGCGGCGGTGACCAGCATCATCGACAACGGCACGAACCTGCTCACCAACTCCGGCGCCAACACGGGTCCGACTGCCTACCAGGGTGGCAACGCGGGCGCCCTGCCGCGCGGTGTCGGCGGCGTGGCGCACGAGGACATCTACCTCGTGCCCCGCGACCCCAATTTCCTGGTCCGGCCGTACACCCGCGACGTGCAGGTGATCCCGCTCGCCCCGACGGTGACGAGCCCAGATTCTTTGCCGTTCGCGCTCGTGAGTGACACCACGGTCGCTGTGCGTGCACCGAAGTACGTGGGTCGGCTCAGTCGCGTCGTGGCCAACATCTAGTCCAATCGATGTCCCAAGTCCGTTCCTTCGGTCTGGATTCCATCGTGGACCAGTCCGAAGGGACGGGCTATCACTCCACAGAAGGGGATCGGGCGCATGCATGTACGCAAGGGAAAGGCCGGCGCCTCGTCAACCGGCCACACCTGGGAGCACGACGGCGCCGTGGTTGAAGTCCCCGATCACGTCGGCGGCGAACTGCTCCTCCACGCACCGGCCGAGTTTGCCGACGTCACCGCCGAACACCTGGCAGCCGAGCCCTCGACCGAAGCCGAGGACAACCCTCAAGGCGAAGACCCGGCCGGTCGGGAAAAAGAGCAGGAACAGGAATTCGCCGACGAGGCGGGCGCACCGGAGGGCGGGGACGCACTCGTCGACGATGCGCCCGAACAGTCCGACGACGCTGACGCGACCGCCGACGACACAACGTCGGCCGAGCAGGCCGACGTGCCCGAGACCGCGGACAAGCCGAAGCGGAAGTACACCCGCCGTACGCCGATCAGTGACTGACCTGACGGAGGGGTGAGGGATGCCCGCCGACTCCGCCACCCCACTGTGTAACTGGCAGCAGTTCACCTCCGGCGCATTCGCGGACCTGGCAAAGAACTACTCCACTCCCGACCTACAGACCGCGCTGCTACTGGAGTCCACCCGGATGTGCGAGACGGTGTGCGATCGCCGGCTGGCGCCGTTCACGGATCTGGTGGAGACGCAACGCGCGAACGCTCTCGACGTCGAGGATGCCCTCGACGCGTATGTGCCGCTGGATCCGACGTCGCAGCTCGGCTTCTCCCGCGCCCAGTCGTTGGGCTCGACGTTGCTGGTTCGGCATTTCTGGCTACGCGAGGCGCCGCCCCGGTATCAGGAGTTCTGGACCGGCTCGATCACCTCGATCAAGCTGAAACGGTCGTTCTCCGGGACGCAGGATGTCGCTATCTCCGGCATCCAGTACGAGGTCGACACGGGACATGTCCGCTTCCAGTTGGGGACGTTCGTGCCGGCCGGAACAACCATCGTGGCCATCTACTCGGGCGGCTACACGACGACGCCCGCCGACCTGGTGCGGGCCGGAAAGTTGATGACGGCCTCGCTGGTGCTGCGGGAGTTGCAGCCTTCCCAACAGACCCGCGACCCAGATCTGTTGCACGCCGAGGCCGTCGCCCTACTGGCCGGCTACACCCGCCAGTAGGGGGTTGGGTCATGGTCGCTACTCACACCGAGGATGCGGTAGCCCGCGAAGCGGCGTGGCTACGGACCGCCAACGACGGACTCCCGGCGCTCCTGGCTACTGCGGGCGGGCCGTGGAACAACGTGCAGGCATACCGGCCCCGAACTCCATACGACGAGCAGCGTTCGATCTTCGTGTTGCGGCACAGGATCACCCAGAAACGGTTCGCTACCCAGCGGGTCATGCACACCTACCCGTTTCGGCTGATCCTGTGGTGGCCGATACTGGCCGTTAACGGGAGCGCCGAAGACGAGGAGGCGGCGTTCGACGTCGCAATCGACCTGCTGCTGCAGCGCATTCTCGGCCCACTCGGCGACAAAACCCATGGCGGCAGGTTCCTGTCCGTCGGCGAGAACGGGCCGATTGTGGACGTCGACTACGCCGACCCGGAGCAGACGATTCCTGTCCTGGGTGGGCTGCGGGCCGAGGTGACGTACTCGGCCGACGACCGGGAAATCAACGCATGACGAGCCGGCGCGGGCATCACCTGTCGGCTGCCGCCCGCGCCAAAATCTCGCAGCGTCTGAAGGGCAAGCATCACCCGCACAAGGGTCATGCGATGTCCCCGGCCGCGCGACGCAAGATCGCCGCGCGGCTCAAGGGCAGGCACCACAAAGGGCACAAGCTGTCCGCCGTAGCGCGGGCGAAGATCTCCGCCAAACTGAAGGGCCGTCACCACAAGGGGCACCCCATGTCGGCGTCGGCGCGCGCCAAACTGTCGGCAAAGCTCAAAGGCCGGCATCACAAAGGCCATCCGGTGTCCGCAACGACCCGAGCCAAACTGTCGGCGGCAACGAGGGCCCGGCATCCGGCGAAGTTGAAGGCGGTGGCGAAGGGCAAGCTGGCCGCGCACCTGCGCAAGCAGCACCCGTACCGTCCCGTTCAGATCCGCCACCGGCATGCGCTCGCCCGGCACGGGTTCCATCGGCCACGCCCACGCCGTCACGGCATCACCCGTCAGCACTGGAGACGCCACCACCGTCGCCGTCCCCGCCGGCCCCGCTAGACCCCAACTCCGATCGTCTACCCGTCGCCTGCGCGCCGGGCCTCAACCGTGCCCAACAGGGAGTTGCCCGTGCGCCAGCGCAACGACAACCCGTACCCGCTGACCGTTCATACCGACCCGCCGCAGGTCGTCGAACCCGGCGACGTCATCGACTACGACGACCCGATCGTCGGGCTGACCGTCCTTGACGAACCGGAGCCGGACGCCCAGGCGGCCACAGAGCCGGCCGGCAAAACCACAACCAAGCCGACCAAGGCCGATAGCGGAGACAAGGAGGCCACGAAGTGACCCTGCTCTCGCGCGGCTCAATCCTGGCCATGGCCCGCGAGTCGGTCTCGGGCACCTACCTCGCACCCACGTTCACCATCCCATTTACCGCCGCTAGCTACGACACGGTCTACACCCCACTGTGGGATCAGTCGATTCGCAACAACGACGCCGTCAAGCAAGGCCTGTATCAGGGTCCGGGCGATTCGACGTGGGACATGACGTTCCACGCCTACCCCGACATCGCCGGGAACTTCCTGCGCATGGTCGGCACCGACACGGTGACCGCGGCGACCGCCACGACCCTGTCGTCGTCGTCGATCGCGACCGCGACATCCATTTCGACGGTGGCAACAATCCCTGCCGGCTCGACTATCCGGATCGACACGGCAGCGAACATTGAGTACGCCGTGACCGGTACGCCGACGGGTGTCGGGCCGTTCGCGATCCCATTGTTGACGTCGGTTGGCGGCCCGTCGCTCGCACTGACGCTGCCGCACAGCTCAGGTGTCGCGGTCACCACCACGACGACGCACACGTTCAAGCAGAACGTTCCGGCGACTCGTCCGCCGTCGTGGTCGATTTCCACCTATGAGGGTGTCGACTACCGGGGCTGGGCGGGCTGCCAGATGTCGGAACTTGCCATCAAGATCGACCCAAAGGCGACGATTACTTTTCAGGCGAAGTTCGCCGGCTTTCCGGAGGCCAGCGTGTCGTCGTTTGTCTACGCGGGCTCGACGATCCAGCCGAACCTGGGCTGGGGCTGGAATATGACCAACGCGGGCGGCGCGAGCACCCGGGGTCTGACGTACGACCTGACTCTGAAGCGGGCTACCGACGCCATCCATTCCAGTGACGGAATTCAGGCTCCCCGTGAGGTGTTTCCGGGTGCCTTGGAGTTGGACGGCGCCTACAAGGCGATCTTCGAAAACACCACGGACTACAACCTGTACATCAACAACACCCAGTCGGTGACCACCGCGACGCTGGCGAAGGCGATCTCGTTCGGCGGTGAGTCCCTGGCGATCACCATGTCCCAGTCGGGTTGGAGCAAGGGCACCCGAAACCTGTCGGGCACCTATGTGGACGCCACGTTTTCCCTGTCGGGCATCTACAACGCCACCGACTCCGGCATCGGCCAGATCATATTGAAGAACTTCACGACGGCCAGTTACTGATCTTGGAGATAGTTGAGCGCTCGGCGCAATATGACCAGGTCGTCACGAAGCTCGTTCCTGTCCGCCTACTGAAGAGAGGCCATACCCCGTCATGGCTGGCTACCTCAACCGCTTCATCGACCTCGAATTCCCCGAACTCGGCGGCACCGACGACGAAGGCAAAGCCATCGTGTGGGTGCAGATCCGCAACCCGCGCCTCATGCCCGCCGACCACCTGCTGTCCACCTCCACCTCCACCAAGATCAAGGTAGGACCGGACGGGAAGCCCGTCGAGGTCGACACGAAGATCGAGGACACCTACGGCTGGGTAGCCAAGATCGTTGTCGACGGCTATGTGTGGGACGCCTTGTCCCTCGACGATGAGGCACCCCTCATTGCCATGCCACCCAAGGTTGACGACATTCGCAAGTTCCCGATCGGGATTCTCAACCGCATCGGCGAAGAGGTGTCCAAGGCAAACCCTCGCTAGAGCCCGGCTCCCCGTACTACGAGGATGTACTGCTCCCGATCGAGTCCATCTTCGACGGTACGTGGGCGTCCGGGCCGCCGCCTGACGAGCTGGTCGTCGCCGACACCCTGCTGGAAACGGGATGGACGTGGCGGGACTGGTGCGACACGCCTCCCTACATCCGGCGGGTGATGGTGGACGTCATCAACGCCCGCCGCGAAGCCCAACAGCGGCACGCCGAGCAGCAGCAGCGAGAACAAGAGGCGGCGGTACGGCATGGCCACTGAGATCCGACCCGGCGTGTTCGGTGCCCTGTTCGGCCGGCTGGCGGCGAAGAGTGAGGCCGCCGGGCCGATGATGCTCACACCGCTGGCGTTGGCGATCGAGCGGCAGGCGAAACTCAACCTCGGGCAGTCCAGCCACCCGTACGGCACACCAACCCCGGCGTTCGCGGGCGGACCTCCGGCGATGATTTCCGGGACCGGCCGACGGTCCATCACCCACACCCGACCAACCCCGACCGGCGGAGGCTGGGAAAGCAGGGTTGGTGTGGCGACGGGCTTCTACCCGCCGTACGGGCGCGGCAAGCGGACCCCGTCGTCGAAGTACCTGTACTACCTGGAGACCGGGAACACCCGCAATGGTGCCGCGTACCCGTTCCTGATTCCGGCGTTTGACACGGTGGTGCATTCGACGAGTTCGGCGGCGATCGCCCGCTGGATCGCCATCGACTGGCACTAGCCCACCCGACCCGAGCCGCACCCTTTCGACCCAGGTCGGGGGGTGGGGCTCGTGGCCGAGATCGACGACCTGTACCTGATCCTGCGAGCCCAGACCGCCCCTCTGACGGAGGGCTTCCTCACCGCCGGCACCGCTGGCGAGGAACTGGCCGCGAACCTGTCGGCGGCGATGACGGAGATCACCGTCGCCGTCGACCGGATGGCCACCAACGTCAGGGTGGCGTCGGGGTCGATCGACGAAATGGCCTTGAAGGGCCGCATCGAGTACGACCGGCTGGCCGCCTCGGCAACGGCCGCGTCGGTCAAGATGGAAGCCGCCACCGCGAAAGCCGCAGCGTCAAATGAGGCGCTCGGCGTGTCCATGGCGGCCACGCCGGTCAGGGCTGGCCCTTCGGCGAAAGCCCTCGGCCTGGTTGCGTTGGCGGCGGCGGCCGGTGGTGTCGAACTGGTCAAGATGGCCGGGAACTTCGAATCGGCCACCGTCCGGCTCGTTACGTCGGCCGGTGAAACCAACGCCAACCTGGACCTGGTGCGGCAGGGCATCCTGCACATGGCCGGCGACGTGGGCACTTCCGCCGACGACTTGGCCCGCGCCATGTACACGATCGAGTCCGGCGGCCAGCACGGCGCCGAAGGCCTCAAGGTGCTGCGGGCCGCAGCCGAGGGCGCCAAGACCGAGAACGCGGACCTGAGAACCGTCGCCGACGCGGTCACCAGCGTTCTGCAGGACTACCACCTGAAAGCCGACGCGGCGGCCACGGTCACCTCGAAACTCGTGGCGGCGGTCGGTGCCGGCAAGACGACGTTCCAGGAGTTAACTGGGTCGTTGCACAGCGTGCTGCCGATCGCCTCGTCGGCGGGCATTTCCCTGGAGGACATCACCGGCGCCCTCGCGAGCATGACGGTGCACGGCATGTCCGCCGACCAGGCGGCCCAAAACCTCGCCGACACGATCAAGCACATGGTCGCGCCCACGACGGTGCAGACCAAAGAACTCGGCCAACTGGGCATGTCGTCGAGCGAGTTGGCCGACAAGCTCGGCAAGCGCGGCCTCACCGGCACCCTGCAAGACCTGTCACAGTTGATCCTGTCGCACATGGGACCGTCCGGCAGGGTCCTCATGTCGGCGTTCAGCCAGTCGAAAGACGCCGCCCGCGACGCCAACGTGATGATCGCGGCCATGCCGAAATCGTTGCAGGACATGGCGCGGGGCTACCAGGCCGGCACCATGTCCCTGGGTGACTGGCGCAAGGAACTCAAGGGACTGCCACCCGAGCAGGCCAACCTGTTGGCCCAGTTCGCCGCGTTGCAGAACAGGGCATCCGGGTTCAACGACCTACTCAAGTCGGGGTCACCGTCGGCTCAGACCTACCAGGACGCCCTTCGCCGGGTCACCGGCGACGCCACCGGCCTGACCACGGCACTGATGCTGACCGGCGAAAACACCGGCTACGTCAACGACGCCGTCAAGAAGGTGTCCACCACAACCACCGAGGCCGGCGGGCACGTCAAGGGCTGGAGCGAAATTCAGGGCACCTTCAACCAGAAGTTGGCCGACGCCAAGTCCGGTCTGGGCGCGCTGGGGATCGAGGTTGGTACGAAGCTGCTACCGGCGGTGACAAAGCTTGTTGAGGGTCTCGCCGACGCCGCCAAGTGGCTGTCCAGGCATCAGACGATCGCGACGCTTCTGGCCATAGCCCTCGGTGTCCTCGCCGTCGGGTTCACCGTCGCCGCGATCGCGGTGTGGGCCATGAACTCGGCGCTGCTCGCCAACCCGATCACCTGGATTGTGATCGCCATCGTCGCCGCCATCGCGATCCTGGTCATCGGCATCTACGAACTGGTGAAGCACTGGAAGACGGTGTGGGGCTTCATCAAAGATATTGCCATGGATGTGTGGCATTTCTTGGTAGACGTGTGGCACGCCATTGCGAAGGAAGCCGCGAAGATCTGGAACGACGACATCGTGGGTCCGATCAAAACGGCCTGGGACACGGTCGGCCACTGGCTTGACAACGCGGTGGATTTCTTCAAGAAGCTACCCGGTCGTATCGTCACCGCCTTGACGGAACTTCCCGGCAAGCTCGCCACGGCTGCCCAGAAGGCCATGGACGCCTTGCTGTATGCGATCGGGTACGGCATCGGCATGGTCATCAAGGAGTGGATGGACCTGCCCGGCCAGGTGTGGAGCATCCTCAAGTCGCTGTGGTCCGGCGCCACGACCATCTTCAGCAAGGGCGTGGACGCGGTCGTCGGGTTCTTTGTCGGCCTCAAAAACACGCTGCTCAACGTGACCAAAGAGCTTTGGTCCACAGTCACTTCCGCGTTCTCCACCGGCATTTCAAAGGCCGTCGGGTTCGTGCAGGCGCTACCAGGCCGGATCGCCTCGTTCTTCAACACCGCCAAGACGACGGCCATCAACACCGCCAGCGCCCTCATCAACGGTGTCATCGACTTCTTCAAGCAGCTTCCCGGGCGGACCGCCAGCGCGATCAGCGGCCTACCCGGTGCGATCAAAAAGGTCCTGTCGGGGGCCGGGGACTGGCTGTACTCCACCGGCCAGGACATCATCCACGGCCTCATCAACGGTGTCATGGACGCGGTTGGTGGGGCGATCGACGCGGCCAAACACGCAATTGGCCAGATCCTGCAGGGCGCGAAGGACGCGATCGGCGTCCACAGCCCGTCCACGAAGTTCCGCGACGAGGTGGGGCATTGGATTCCGCACGGTATCGCCGCCGGCATTGATGCGGCCAGTGGTGTCGCCGTGGACGCGGTGGCGAAGCTGGCTGGGGCGATGGCCGGCTCGGTGGCACTGAAGGTTCCCGTCGGAGTTGCCGCCGCCGGGACCATGACCGGTTCCAGTTGGGGCAGCACCCTCGCCGTCGCCCCATCATCGGGCAGGACCGTCGGAGTTCCGTCGCCCACCGGTGGCGGGAAGGTTGTTGTCGAAAACCACACCCACGTGTACATCGGTGACCGGGAAATCCAGGAGTACGCGATCCGGTCTGCGCAGCGCACCAAACTCCGCAACGGCAACAGCCTGCTGACCTGAGCCCCGCCGGGCGTGCCTCGACGGGGAGGCCGCCCGGCGGTCAGGTAACCCACCGGTCCACGTTGGGAGGTTGGTGTTGCCGTGGCGACGAATTTGAACTGGCCGATGATGGCCCTCCAGTTCGGGTTCAACGTTGGCGTCAACCCGACCATCACACCCCTGTGGACGGACCTGACCCCACGCATGTGGTCCCTGTCGTGTGGGCGGGGCCGGCAGTACGAGTTGGACCAGAACCAGGCCGGCCAGGGCGGCATTGTTCTGGCAGACAAGGATGAGGCACTTAACCCGTCCAACCCACAAAGCCCGTTCTGGCCGAATGTGAAACCGTACCGGCAGGTCATGACCCAGGCGATGTGGCCACCGGTGCCGGTCGGCGCGGCCACGAACCTGCTGGCCGGGCAGACCGGGACGGCCATCGACCCGTCGTTCGAGTCGTACGCCAACGGCGCCACGGTGTCGTGGATCCTGACCACCGGTGCCGGCGTCTCCCCAACGGTTACGACCACGAACCCGCAGCAGGGAACGAAGAGCCTCACCTACAACGTGACCGCCGGTGCCGGCACGAGTGGTGTAGGTTTGACGATCAACTGCATTCCCGGCCGGCAGTACACGTCCAGCCTGTACGTACGGCAAACCGTCGCGAACACGACCTTGATCTTCATTACCGGCGGGGCCAGTGGGACCTCCACGGCGTCGACCGGCTCCTATGTGCGGTTGACGTTGACGTGGACCGCCACCCAACCCACCCACCAACTGTGGGTGGCGTCGTCCACCACCGGCAGTTCGGGCACCGTGAACGTGGACGCCATCCAAACCGAGCCGGGCGTGGTTCTCAACGCCAACCCGTCGTTTGAGGCCGGCCTGACCGGATGGAACGCCAATGGTGGCACCATCGCCTCGTCGACCACATTTCCGCACCTCGGCCAGTACTCCTGCCAGCTCACCCCGAACGGCATAGCTTCCGCCACATTCGTTGAGGCCGACCAGGTGGCGGTCACCGTCGGAACCAGCTATGTGGCGTTGGGCTGGCTGTACTCCGTCACGGGTACCGGTGCCAGCAACTGCGGGATCCGGGTCAACTGGTACGACGCCGGGCACACATACCTGTCAACGAGCAGCGTCTCAGAAAGCCCCCTTGCGGCCGGCACGTGGACGTTTCGCAACAACACGTTCACCGCCCCAGCCAGTGCGGCGTTCGCGGGTGTCCACGCCATCATTGGCGGCACTGCCGCGACGTCGAATGTCATCTACGCCGACGACGTGTCGCTGATGTCGACGACACCGACCGCGTTTGCCACCGCAGGCCCGATCATCTACGGCGTGCACCGGGGTTTCGTCGAGCGGTGGCCGACAAACTGGAAACACCAGGGCATGTATGGCTATGCCCAGATCACCAGCGTGGACGGCTTTGCGGCGTTGGCGGCCCGCAAGCTACACACCGAATACGTCGGCGCATTGATGGCAAAGGCGCCGACCTACTACTGGCGACTCAACGAACCGCAGACTGCGACCGTATTTGCCGAGTCCAGCGGCAACAACGGTCCGCCGTTGCGTCGCCTGGACTCCAAATACGGGGCGGCCCCCATCTACACGCCGGGTACGGAGACCCACATCGCAGGAGACCCCTCCGGTGTGGGTGCGGCCATCAGCGGCGCGGCTACGCCACCCTTCACCGCCCCACTGACAGTGCTCCAGACCGGTATTGCCGTGACGCCCGGGATCAACCTCGGCAGCGGCAACACCCTGGCACTGACGCTCGCCGCGTGGGCCACCCACACAACCCTGGCGGCCAACAACGGCTCCTGGATTACGGTCAGCGACGCCGGCTTCCGCAACCGGCTCAGGCTGTCATGGAATTCCTCCCCGTCCCCCGTGTTGCAGGCCCAGTTCCTGTCCGGCGCGGGCCTGTTCACCTCCGCTGCGGACGCGTGGGCCGGCACCACCCCGCACCTGTATGTGGCGGTACTGACCATCGACGC